TACCCACGCAATACCCCTTAAGGGCTCCGGACATGTCGCTATTCCGGAGCCCTTTTCAGTGCCCCTTGCCGAACCCAACCTCAAGATGTACATCAACTGGATATTCGATGTAATTATTGGTTATGGATCATGGCGCAGCCTAAAAAAGCCACGCAAGACGTAGACGAAGAAATCCCAGAACTGGCGTATAACCCGGTTCTAGCGCTGCGTGCTGCGCGCAAGCCCACCAAGAAAGAGCATGTACCGACGCAAGGGCAGCGAGAGGCCGTGGAGGAGTGCATAGGGCTAGGACTGACGCACGCGCAGATTGCCAAGGTGATGGGTATTAGCATTGGCACGCTGGTTAAATATTATAAAGACGAGCTTGATATGGGCAAGATCGCCAAGATCGCGGCTCTGTCGAGGACGATGTTTAGCATTGGCACGGACCGCAACCACAAAGGTGTCGTGCCTGCGGCTATGTATTTGTTGAAGACGCAGGGCGGTGAGCAGTTCCGCGAGACGCAGCGGACGGAGTTGACGGGCAAGGACGGCAAGCCCTTGGAGGTCAACACCAAGAGCAACACTGTCGATCCAAGCCTGCTCAGTCATGACCAGCGCGAGGCGCTGAGAGAGATCCTCACGAGTGCCATGAAGTTGGCAGCGCCGACCAGCCCTCAAGTGGATGACGAGGGCGAGACCATTGACGGTGACTATACAGATGTGACCGACTATGAGGACGACGAGGCGTGATCGAGTTTGCGGGGGCCAAGATCGATCCGCGAGCGCAGCTTGACCTGCTGGACAAGGCCGACTGCGAGGACAGTCTGTATGAGTTCCTGCGCAACGCGTGGAAGTATGTCGATGCGAGTCAGTGGCGTGATGGCTGGCCCATCGAGGCGGTAGCTGAGCACTTGCAGGCGGTGGTGGACGGTGACATCAAGCGGTTGATCGTGAACATCCCGCCCCGCATGGGCAAGTCTACCATCACGTCGGTTGCCTTCCCCGCATGGACATGGGCGCAGCCCAACAGGTCCCCAACGTCAGGACCGGGTGTGCAGTTCTTGATGGCGTCCTACGCCAACCAGCTTGTGCTCAGAGACTCGGTCAAGTGCCGTCGTCTGATCGAGAGTCCGTGGTATCAGAAGCACTGGGGCGAGCGGTTCAAGCTGAACTCCGACCAGAACACCAAGAGCCGCTTTAGTAACGACCAGGGCGGTGAGCGGCTGATCACGTCCGTGGGCGCGGCAGTGACGGGTGAGGGCGGGTCGATCATCGTCATCGATGACCCGAACTCAGCGTCCGAGGCGTTCTCGGAGGCGAACATCGAGAGCACGATTGAGTGGTGGGACGGGACGATGTCCACGCGTCTCAATGACGCGAAGACCGGGGCCTATGTCATCATCCAGCAGAGGTTGGCGGAGAACGACCTGACGGGCCATGTGCTGGAGAAGGACATAGGCGAGTGGACGCACCTGTGTCTGCCGATGAAGTATGAGGCCGACCGTGCGTTCGTGACCAACATTGGATGGGAAGACCCGCGCAAGGAGGAGGGCGAGTTGCTGTGGCCCGACCGGTTCGGGACAGCCGAGGTCAAGAACCTAGAGAAGTCACTGGGTCCGTTCATGGCAGCAGGACAGCTACAGCAGCGTCCAGAGCCTGCCGGGGGCGGTGTCATTAAGCGCGAGTGGTGGCAGCTATGGGAGGAGCGGGCCTACCCGCCCATGGACTTCATCGTGGCAAGCCTCGATACGGCCTACACCATCAAGACCAACAACGACTACTCAGCCCTCACCGTCTGGGGCGTGTTCTCCAACGACGACCGGGCAGTGGCCTCACGCTTCCTCGATGGCGAGGGGCGACCTATGTACATCGACAGGCACTATACCAGTGGCGTGACTAAGGTCATGCTGATGTACTCATGGCAGGAGCGGCTTGAGTTCCATGACCTCGTTGAGAAGGTCGCCAAGACGTGTAAGTCATTGAAAGTAGACAAGTTATTGGTCGAGAACAAGGCGGCAGGGATCTCGGTCGCACAAGAGCTACGTCGTCTGTACGGCAACGAGGGGTTCTCAGTGCAGCTATCGGACCCTAAGAGCATGGACAAGCTGGCGCGACTTTACTCTGTGCAGCATCTGTTTGCAGAAGGCATGGTCTACGCACCCGACAAGGAGTGGGCAGAGCAGGTCATTACGCAGGTGGGCCAGTTCCCCAAGGGCAAGCACGACGATCTTGTAGACACGGTCTCTATGAGCATACGCCACCTGCGCGACGTGGGGCTGCTGACACGCGGTGTTGAGTATTCAGAGAGCGTGGAGCAGAGTAAGGCGTACCCGCAAGCGGCCAAGGACGTGCCGCTCTACCCGGTGTGATGAGGAGAGGACGATGATTGACCAACGTGTTTTTGCGTCTTGCACGGTCGAAGACCTTGGCCAGAGGCAGTTTGAAGTAAAGGTTTGGGGCGAAAAACCTTTTGACAATGAGCGCACCTATACATTGAGTGCAAAGGATGATAATTCTGCCGCGCAAGAAGGTATTCGGCTGTTCGTCGAAGAAATGGAATGTCTGCGAGACGCAGAGATAAAGGACGAGTGATGGATAACGATCTCGGCATTGCCCCGATGAACCTGCGTCTCCCCGGTGAGCCTGAGCCAGCCCTCCCTGATCCCACTGAGATCATCATTGAGATGGCTGAAGATGGCGCAGACACGCCGATCATGGACGAGCACGGCAATGTGCTAGAGATCGAGCATGGCGATGGGTCGATCTCGGTCAGCCTTGACGGCTCTCCCATTGAGTCTGCTGAGGACGACGCTGACGACCCCGACTGGTTCGACAACCTCGTTGACCGCATCCCTGAGGCCGAGCTTAGCCGCATCTCCAGCGAGTTGCTGTCGGGCATCGAGGACGACCTGACATCGCGCAACGAGTGGATCGAGAACCGGGCGCAGGGCATCAAGCTTCTGGGCCTCAAGATCGAGGTGCCAGGCGTCCAAGGGGCGAGCGACGGAGCCCCTGTTGAGGGCATGTCCAAAGTGCGCCACCCGCTGTTGCTGGAGGCCGTGCTGCGCTTCCAAGCCAATGCGCGCAGCGAGATGCTGCCGACCGACGGTCCGATCAAGATCCGCAACGATGACAACGACGCGACGGCGCAGGAGGACCTGACGGCCACTGCACTGCAACGCGACCTCAACCATTACCTGACTTCGACGGCATCGGAATATTATCCCGACACCGACCGGATGCTGCTGATGCTGGGCTTTGGCGGCACGTCGTTCAAGAAGGTCTATTACTGCCCGTTGCGCAACCGCCCGGTCTCCGAGAGCGTGGATGCAGACGACTTGATCGTCAACAACGCAGCGACTGACTTGGAGAACGCCAAGCGCATCACGCATCGCATCATGATGCGGCCTTCAACGGTCAAGCGTATGCAGATCTTGGGCGTGTACCGCGACGTTGAGCTTGGTACGCCCAACATGCCCAAGCAGGATGCCTTCCAGAAGGAAGAGAAAGACCAGCAGGGCGTCTCGCAGCAGTCCACCAACCCGAGTGATCGCGACCGCGAGATCTACGAGTGCTACTGCGAACTCGACATTGATGGCTTTAATCACAAGTATAAGGGCAAGATCACGGGTCTTGAGATCCCTTATCGCGTGACGATTGACGTGTCGTCGAAGGAAATCCTGTCGATTGTCCGCAACTACAGCAACGAAGTTGAAGGGCTGCCCGTTGCCAAGAAGGTGTTTGTTAAGTACACCTTCGTGCCGGGTCTGGGCTTCTACGACATCGGCCTTCTGCATATTCTGGGCAACACCACCAACGCCATCACGGCTGCTTGGCGCGAGTTGCTGGACGCTGGCATGTACTCGAACTTCCCCGGCTTCTTGTTGGCCGACACGGGTGCACGTCAGAACACCAACATCTTTAGAGTCCCTCCCGGCGGCGGTGCGCTGGTAAAGACAGGTGGTATGCCGATCAGCCAAGCTGTGATGCCCCTTCCTTACCAGCCACCCAGCCAGGCGCTCATGCAGCTTGTCAACGACATGGCCCAGACGGGTATGCGCGTTGGCGGCACGTCGGAGATGCAGGTCGGTGAAGGCCGTCCGGACGCCCCTGTAGGCACGACGCTGGCGCTCATCGAGCAGGCGACGAAGGTGCTGGACTCCGTGCACAAGCGGATGCACGCGGCACAGGCGGAGGAGTTCCGGCTGCTGATGGACGTGTTCCGTGAGAACCCGGAGAGCTTCTGGCAGCGCAACTTCAAGCCGACCATCCCATGGGATCAGGAGCGGTTCTTGTACGCGCTTGAGAACTACGACCTGACGCCACAGGCTGACCCGAACACAGCAAGCCATGGGCAGCGCATGATGAAGGTGGCGGCCTTGAAGCAGCTTCAGGCGCAGAACCCGTCCATGTACGACCCCATCGCCATCGACACGGTTGCGTTGCAGACGCTTGGCTGGTCTAACCCTGCACAGTTCTTGGCACCGGCCAACGCCCAGCAGAAGCCGCCTCCAGAGCTTCTCCAAGCCCAGTCTAAGATGATGGCTGAGCAGAAGGAGGCGGACGCTCAGATGATTACCGCGCAGGCGCGGGCGGCTGAGACGCAGGCCAAGATCCAGATGGGTGCGTTCGCGCCTAAGCAGGATGGCGGCTTGCAAGGCCAAGGCCAGATCGACCCGATCAAGCTGATGGAGCTTCAGACGCGCAACCTTGAGCTTGAGCAGGATCGTCGGAACATGCTGCTGGAGTCTGAGAACCGCAAGCGTGACCGCGAGAGCCGTGAGCGCATCGAGGCGATGAAGTTTGCCGAAGAGATGGCTCGCAACCCAGAAGAGCTTCCTATCGCCAATAGCATCATCAGCGAAGAGATGCTAAAGCGTCTTGAGGCTAACGAACCGCCCTTGGAAGACAGGAACAGCGGTGTGATGGGTGAAGGCTAAGCGCGATGAGCGAGATCGACAAAATTCTGCAAATTTTGGCTGAACATTACGGCAGCGATGATTATGTGCAGGACGCCCGCGATCTCTTTTCAAAGCGACAGAGCTTTGCAGAAGGGGGCTCACCTGATGACGACATTGTTGTCACGGGCCAACGCAATTTTAATGAATTTAGACCTCTAAACTTAGCAAACCTCTTTGAGGGCGGGGGCGGTTTTGCCCAGTCGTATTTTAATCCGTTTTTTGGCCCTTCGATAGACGACGCTGACCCTAATCTAAGCGAAGAACCTCCGGTTGAAGATGACGAAATTGTCGTTACTGCGCCAAAGACAACGGAACCTCCTTTTCCGTCAAGGTCGTTGTCAGTATCTTGGAGTCAATCGGTCAGCGAACCAGAGCCTTCGGTTAGCGAAGAACCTCCGGTTGAAGATGACGAAATTGTCGTTACTGCACCAAAGACAACGGAACCTCCTTTTCCGTCTAGGTCGTTATCAGTATCTTGGAGTCAATCGGTCAGCGAACCAGAGCCTTCGTTTAGCGAAATTGAAGACATTGTCGTTACTGCACCAAAGACAACGGAACCTCCTTTTCCGTCTAAGTCATTGTCAGTATCTTGGAGTCAATCGGTTAGCGAACCAGAGCCTTCGTTTAGCGAAATTGAAGACATTGTCGTTACTGCACCAAAGACAACGGAACCTCCTTTTCCGTCAAGGTCGTTGTCAGTATCTTGGAGTCAATTTTCGTTTGAACCGACAGATCTGCCTCCAGAATCAACGACACCGCCTCCGACAACACAGCCTCCAACAACGTTTTCACTTCCGCCAACAACGCTGCCACCAGGCACACTTGGTTCGGTTCCAACAACTGCGCCTCCACGCACAGTTAGTGTAGTGTCAACACCGGCACTTACTTGGAACCCAAGCGCATTTCCTCCTAGCACAGGCTTTATGTTCCCTGCGGAATACACGCCGTTGCAGCAGTTTAATCTGCCGAACTATGCAAACGTCTATGACGTGTTGTTCCAAGGTCAGGGCGCAGATAGCGCACTGGGTCAGTCCATGTTGACGCCACCTGACCAGATGGGGCGCTTAGACGCTGCAATGGCGGTTGCTCAGCAAGCTCAACCTTCCGCTCAACAACCTGCGCCTCAAGCAAATACAGGGGCTGGTAAAGCGCGTGGAGGTAGTGTAAACGACACCATTGACGGTATTATCGCATACCTTCAAAGCATTCGCCGGTAACTCGGTAAGATTGGAGAAACCAATGTCTGAAATGTCTCGCGCTGCCCGTCGCGCTATGAGGGCCAAAATTCACCGTATTACTCAGGCCACTTCGGACAAGGTTGATGCCTCCGATTACGGTCCTGAAGAAGTTCTTAACGCTGACGTTAAAACCGGTATGCGTCCAATCTCGCGTCGCGCCTATAAAAAGGGCGGCAAGGTTGTTGCTGTTACCGGCAAAGACGCCAAGCAGAATGCAGGTAAGAAGCCGCGCAATGGCTCTAAGCACCTTACCATCGACGGTCTTGTTAACCGCAATTACAAAGACGCCAATGAAGCCCGTGAAGGCATCAAGCATGTTGGCGCTCTGAAGCGTGGTGGCCGCGCAGGTAAAGCTGCTGGTGGCACTCCTGATGCTGGCGTCCCTAAGGATCGCTTCAGCTTCTCGCCTTCGTCAAAGGGCAAGGTTGCTGAGACCATGGGCTTCAAGAAGGGTGGACGCACCGGTAAGGATAACGGTGGCGGCCTCACTCGTCTGCCGACGACACCCACCGCAGAACGCGATTCGATGAACGCTCGCCAGCTTGAATTGCTTGGCAAAGCGGCTGCTGCTGATGCCGCCAAGCGGATTATTCCTGGTCGCACAAGCTCCCTTCCGGAAGCCGCTAAGCCCGCGTCAAAGCCCCGCAAGCATGGCGGCAAGGCTTGGGAAGGCTCTGCCAAGGACGAGTCTCAGGATAAGAAGCTGGCCAAGAAGTATGGCATGTCGATGGAAGCTTGGGAAAAGTCTTCCAAGGACAAGAAACACGACAAGCAGCATTCCATGAAGGGTCTCAAGACCGGTGGCATGGCGCTTGACGGTGAGCTTCAAGGCACGCGCCCCAAGGGCGGTCGCATTGCCAAGCGCGATGGCGGCAGCCTTGCTGGCCTTGAAATGAACAAGGGCGGTCGTGCTAAGCGCAAGGGCAACGGCAAGACCGACATCAACATTGTGATTTCGACGGGGAAAGGTGGTCAGCCAATGACGCCTGGAATGGGTGCCAACCCCTCAGGCATTCCTGTTCCAATCCCGCCGATGGGTGCAGGTGCGGGTCCGGCTATGCCTCCCGCAATGCCATCTCCGCAGGCCGCAGCAGGCGCACTCGGTGGCGGCGCACCTGTGCCGTTGGCTCGCAAAGCCGGTGGCCGCACCTATCGTTCTTACAAAGACATGGACGCAGGCGCTGGCAGCGGCTTGGGTCGTTTGGAAAAGACAGAAATTCAAAAACACAAACGTTAATATCTTTAGGGGCGGTGGTTGGAAGTCTCACCGCCCCTAATCTATTTTATCTTATGAGTTATATTTATGCTTACCTATAATAATCAGTTTCAACTTGAGCTTATGAAGCTCGTTGATGAGCGCATTGCGCATATTACCGACAATGTAATGCTGGGCATGTCCGTGGTTGATTACGCGGAATATAAGTACCAGATAGGTAGGATCGAAGGGCTTCGATCCATTATCGAACTTTCCGAAGAAGTTAATACTATCCTTTCAAAACGTTAATATATGGAGATTGATTAATGCCACATATGAATATGACCCATGATACAGATCCTAAGCAGACTTTGATCGATGCCCTTGGCGACATCAGCCAGTACAAGGTGTTTCACAACGAAATCGTGGTCGCTGTTTATGTTCGTCCGGAAAAGACTGCGAGCGGGATTTATCTTCCTGACGCGCACCGCGAAGAAGACAAGGTCCAGGGCAAAGTTGGGCTTGTTGTAAAGATGGGCCCGGAAGCTTTTGAAGACCCCAACGGCAATTGGTTCCGCGATATGGACGTAAAACTGCACGATTGGGTTGTTTTCCGCCCATCTGATGGCTGGAGCCAGACGGTGAACGGCGTTTTGTGCCGTGCTCTTAAGGACACCAACGTTCGCGGCAGCATCCCACATCCAGATATGGTTTGGTAAGGAGATATTTTATGAATGAAGATGATGATACCGTAGATATTGAGATCGAAAACGTCGAGAAAACCGATGATGCTGACGATATTGTCGTAGAAAACGTCGATACCGACGAGCCTGAGGTCAAAAACGACATTGATAAATCGCTTGAGGACCTCAAGGCACAGCTAGAACGTGAGCGTCAGGCCCGTCTTGACGCTGAACGTCGGGCTCATGAGACTGAAAGCTCGCTATATCAGGCCAAGAATGAGACCAAGAGCAGCAATCTGCACTTGGTCACCAACGCAATTGAGACCGTCAAACAGACAAATGACGTTCTGAAGGCCAATTATCGCGAAGCAATGTCTGTTGGCGACTATGATGCGGCTGCCGACATTCAAGCAAACATGGTCGAGAACGCTGCAAAGCTCCAACAGCTTGAGCAAGGACGCAAAGCACTTGAAAAGACGCCAGATTACGAGGTTCCAGACCCGTATATGCCGTCTGATCCGGTCGAAGCGCTTGCTTCACAGCTTTCTCCGCGCTCGGCAGCTTGGGTTCGTGCCCATCCGGAGTACGCAACCGACACCAAGCTGTATCAAAAGATGCTTGCCGCCCATAATTTGGCTGTAACGGACGATATTGAGGCTGATAGCGACGAATATTTTGAGGCAATTGAGACCACGCTGCGTATTCGCAACGCTCCCAAGCCTTATACCGACGATGCGTCGTCGCAAGCGGCAAAACCGACCCAACGTCGGTCTTCTCCGCCTGCTGCACCAGTGTCTCGAGGCGGTTCCGGCACCGGTAGCCGGGCAAATGTTGTCCGTTTGACTGCTGAAGAGCGTGAAATGGCCAGCTTGATGGGCATGACCGAGAAGGAATATGCCATTAGCAAGATGGAACTGAAGAAATCAGGCCGAATGAACTAACAGGAGATATTTTATGGATATTGATACTACACCTAAGCGTCGTGGCCCTAAGCCCAGAAATCGGGACCTTGCCAAAGCCGTTGCTGATGCCGAAAACGCTCAGGAACAGGCCCAGCACGCAATTGAAGAGGTTTTTGAGCCTGCTGTTGAGGTTGTTAAGACCGAAGTTGCTCCTGTAGCGCCCACTCGCACGCCAATGAGGCCCGCTATGCGTGAAGAAGACCCTCGCGCACGCGCTGCGCGTCGTGCGGCTGAACTTCGTGACCACCTTGGCGATGAGCCGGATGGTGTTGACGAGTTCTTCATTGATCCAAACGACATTCCGGATGGTTGGGACTATGAATGGAAGGCAAAGTTTGTTCTGGGCCAAGAACAGGCCACGCACATTCTTGCTTTGCGTCGCGCAGGTTGGGAAGAAGTCCCAACTTCACGTCACCCGTCCTATATGCCGATGAATACCGATCTTGCGTATATTGAGCGCAAGGGCATGGTGCTTATGGAGCGTCCGAAAGAAATCACCGACGAGGCTCGTTCTCGCGAGCTTCGCAAGGCGCGTCTCCAGGTCCGGCATAAGGAAGAACAGCTTAATGCTGCGGGCGGCGGCCAGTTTGACCGCAACAACAAAGACCAGTCGTTGGTCAACATTCGGAAGTCCTACGAGTCTATTCCAATACCCAATGAATAAAATAATCGTGACAAAGGGCCGCTTTTTGCGGCCCTTTTCATTTTGATGATTGACAAATTACAGATTTCATGAGTTATAAGCACTCATCTTTTATGCTCGGCGCTGAAAGGTAGCAGATCTCGATTGAAATACGCTCGGTGCGTATCCTCCAATCGTTCCCCCACCCAAGGAGAATCGTTATGGCGAATACTTTTGCGCCTTTCGGATTTAGCCAGTACAGCGGCCAGGGTTCGGCTCCGACGTATGAACAAAACGTCGGTTTTTGCGCCTACAATACCGCAGCTATGTACTTTGGCGACCCCGTTTTCCAGAATGCAAATGGCTCTATTTACCCCACAACCCCAGGCACTGGCATTCTTGCCGGTATCTTTGTCGGTTGTAAGTATCTGTCGGTTTCTCAGAAGCGCACCGTTTGGTCGAACTTCTGGGGCGCTGCTGACGTTGCTTCGACGAACACTGTCGAAGTTTATGTCGTCAACGATCCGAACGCCAAGTTCTTGGCTCAAGTTGGTGGTTCGTCTTCGACGGGTCTTACCACGGCTGACATTGGCGCTAACGTGCAGTTTGCTTACGGCAGCCCCAACACGATGAGCGGCGTTTCTGGCGCTTACATCGACATCACCGTCACACCGACGACGACAGCCACGCTGCCGTTCAAGGTCGTTGGCCTCGACACCGCACCTCCGGGTTCAAACGGCACTGAAGCTGGCGCATACAATTATGCAATTGTTGCGTTCAACAACGTGTCCACGAAGACCCTCACGGGCATCTAAGGGAGTAAGGTACCATGGCTGTTAATCTTTCAGCAATTAAAGACCTTTTGCTCCCCGGACTCCGTGGGGTAGAGGGCAAGTACGAGATGATCCCATCTCAGTACGACAAGATCTTCACCAAGCATGACTCGAAGCTGGCTCTCGAGCGTACCGCTGAAATGCGTTACCTCGGCCTCGCCCAGCTTAAGACTGAAGGCGGCCAGACCTCCTTCGACAACAATGCTGGTGAGCGTTACGTCTACAACCAGGAACACAATGAAATTGCGCTTGGCTATGCCATCACGCGTAAGGCCATTGATGACAACCTGTACAAGACGCAGTTCCACCCGTCGAACCTCGGTCTGATCGAATCCTTCCAGCAGACCAAGGAAATCTACGGCTCGAACATCCTGAACACGGCTACCACGTACAACGCCAACATTGGCGGTGACGGCGTTGCCCTGTGCTCGACGAGCCACCCGATTGACGGTGGTACGGTTGCTAACAAGCCGACGACTGACGTTGACCTTAACGAAGCTACGCTGCTGAACGGGATGATCTCGATCCGCACGAACTTCAAGGATCAGGCTGGTCTGAAGGTGTTCGCCCGTGGCCGTAAGCTGATCGTTCCTCCGCAGCTTGAACCGGTTGCCATCCGTCTGACGAAGACGGAACTGCGTCCGGGTACCGCTGACAACGACGTGAACGCCATCCTCTCGACCGCTGGCGGTCTGCCGGAAGGCTACATGGTCAACGACTTCTTGACCTCGGCATATGCTTGGTTCTTGCTGACCAACATCGACGGTCTGTCGTACATGGAGCGCGTCAAGTTCGAAACCGACATGCAGGTTGACTTCGTCACCGACAACCTGCTGGTTAAGGGCTACGAGCGTTACAGCTTCGGCTACTACAACTGGCGTTCGATCTACGGTTCGTTCCCGACTTCGTAATAATCGGCATCCCCTCTCCTTCACGGAGAGGGGTATCCATAAAGGAGACTGCAAATGGCAGAAACTACTTTTACCGGACCGATTAAGGCGGGCAACGTCCTCCAGAGCGACGGCACCGGCAACCTTGCTGGTGAAGGCGGCTACAACGGCACGGCCAATGTTGGCTACGCTGTTATGGCCCAGTCACAGGTCATCACGCAGGCGACCAATGGTACGTCGGCTGGTGTCTTCACGACTGACATCGTCATCCCGGCTGGCAGCCAGATCCTCAGCATTGACCTTCTGGTCACTGCGGTTTGGTCTGGTACTGCAAGCACTCTTGGTATCGGCACCACGGCTTCGGCCACGGCGCTGACTGCTGCGGGTGCTGTTGCTGGTGGTACTAAGGGTGTGGTTTCGGCCAACCCCGGTACTGTCGATGCGGCTATCGCAAACTGGAAAGACGTTGGCACGACCGACATCAAGGTCTTGGTAACTTCGACCAACACGGGTACGGGCGCTGGTGTTCTCACCGTCACCTATATCCAGTCCAACAACCTCACAGCGTAAAGGAATACCGCTATGAAGGGACGTAAGCATCGCGCCACAGGTGGCGTTAATGAGGCAGCCGAGGATCTTGGCCGCAAGAACATGCGTTACACGTATCAGAGCAACGTCAATGACGAAGCCGAGAAGCGTAAGCGTGGCGGTAAGGCTTGTGGCGACGTGAAGGGCCTGGGTGCTAAGATGCACGCTGGCCGTAAGCCCCGCAAGTCGGGTGGTCGTGCAACATCGGACGCCAACCCGTTCACTTCGGCTCGCCACGGCACTGCGCCGAAGGGCCGCAAGCTCGACATGGAAATGGAATAAGCCTCTGGCCTATTCTTGATCAAGCGGACGGGGGCTTAGCGGCCCCCGTTTTGCCATGGAGGATCGTATGTCTGGTGCATGGACACGCAAAGAAGGCAAAAGCCCAAGCGGTGGATTGAACGAAAAGGGACGTGCTTCCCTTCGCGCTGAAGGTCACAATATTAAGCGCCCGGTCACTGCTGCTGAAGCTGAGCGCAGCCCTGAAGCGGCTCAACGCCGTGATAATTTTAGGACTAGAATGTGCGGAATGAAGGAAAAGCTAACTTCAGCTAAAACCGCTCATGATCCTAACAGCAGGATCAATTTAGCCCTTAAACGATGGGACGTTAAGTGCTAACATGGCAAAGAAAGAATTTTGGGATAAAGCCCTCCCTAAAGGGCACGAAACAAAACACCTGAGCCACAAGCAGACGCAGCAGGCAAAGGCGAGGGCTAGGGCCGCTGGTAGACCTTGGCCAAATCTGGTAGATAATGCAGCAGTTGCTCGCAACGGAAAGGATTAAGGCATGTACCCCATTAAGGTTTCCACATCTGACGCAAGCGGAGGCGCTGTTACTAGCAACATGGTTGCTCTCGACACTTTCTCGACCCAGTTTCAGGTAACTATTGGCTGTGCTGTTACCGGCACCGTCAATTATACCGTCCAATACACCTTGGATAATGTTTTGGTTGATGGTTATCTGCCTTCAAGCGGCACTTGGTACAATATCACGGATCTTGCTTCCAAGACTGGTACGCTTGCAGCAATTGTGGACTATCCGGTAACTGCTGTTAAGCTTATCCAGAATAGCGGCGCTGGTTCGGTTGTAATGACAGTGCTGCAAACGGGCGCAGGCGACTAAAAGGTTAATCCAATGACCACAAGCGGGACCTATAACTACAACCCCTCGCTTGGCGAATTGACGCTCTATGCGTTCAATTTGTGCGGCATTCGCAATACTGCACTGCTGCAAGAGCATATGGAGTCGGCCCGCATGGCCTCCAATTTGCTCTTGGGTCGTTGGAGCAGCATGGGTGTAAACCTGTGGACCGTCGATAAAGAAAGCATCCCGCTTGTTGCTGGACAGGCAACTTATAACCTGTCCTCAAACAACATCGTCATGCTGGACACCTACATCTCCACGACGGATGGCGCAGGTAATACCATTGACCGCTTGATCTTGCCGATCAGCCGCACGGAATATGCGTCCTATCCAAATAAGGATCAGGAAGGATTCCCGACCACTTATTGGCAGGACCGCTTACTTTCCGGAACCGTCACGCTTTGGCCCGTTCCTGATGGCACTCAAACTTCTTTGGACTTCTATCAAGTCACTCAAATTCAGGACGCCGACTTCACAAGCGGCCAGACTTTGAGCCTTCCGGTCTATTTCATGGAAGCTTTTGCCTATGGTTTGGCGCAAAGACTAGCCATAATCTGGGCTCCAGAACGCCTTCCTATGCTTAAGCCGATGGCTGACGAAGCGTATGAAATTGCAGCCGCTCAGAACGTAGAAACCGCCCAGCAGTACATCTCTCCGATGATCTCTGGCTATTTTAGGCCGTAACGATGGCGTATGCGTCGCAAGCAGGTAGGGCAAGGACAAGCGTAAGCAATCCGCAGGCTCACGCTATTTGTGACCGCTGCGGGTTTCGTTACAACCATGTCGATTTGCAGTGGCAATATGATTGGCGTGGCGCGACGATGCAAAACATCCGCATCCTCGTCTGCAATTCTTGTTACGACACGCCTCAAGAGCAGCTACGCGCTATTGTGGTGCCAGCCGATCCGACACCAATTGTTCAGGCTCGTGTGCAAGACTTTGTGCAGGCTGAGACCAATTACCAGACGATTACGCAACCCGCGACTATCGATCCAATTACCGGCATTCCGATCCCTGGTACCACGACATTGTCCGCTCAAAACGGTCAAAACCTGCTGACGCAGCCTATTGGTATTCCAGCAGACCTTGATCAGTCTGCCGTGATGCCGTTGGACGGTAAGACGCATTACCGCGTCAAGCTTTTGCCGCTATCTGTGTCCTCGGTTGGCACAGATCAAATTAGCGTGACTTTTTCGGCAGCGCACGGTCTTTCGACGAATGATCAGATCTCTGTTGAGGGCCTGTCTAACACGGGTGCGTGCGGATTTTATAGTATTACAGTTACGACTGCGACGGCATTTACCTATCAAACAAATACGGTTATACCCGCAGGATCACTTTTGACGAGTTCGACGCTCATGGTGACGGCCAATGTTGGTCTTCCATATGGGTTCGACCAGTTGCCGCAGACAGGGGTGTAAATGTCTAACACTACTATCCCTCAATTACCGCTTGCCGTCTCTCTCGACGGAACCGAACAGCTTGAAATCGTTCAGGCGGGTGTTTCTCGGCGCACGACTGCTGGCGACATTGCAGGTCTTCAGGCAGGGCCAACTGGTCCGACAGGCGCTCAAGGCGGCACAGGTCCCACCGGCCCTACCGGTCCTACAGGGCCAACGGGTGTTCAAGGTACTGCTGGTAACGTAGGTCCGACAGGTCCAACGGGCATTACTGGTCCTACGGGCGCTACTGGCCCAACCGGCCCTACAGGATCGCAGGGCGCTCAGGGTATCACTGGCGCTACTGGCCCCACGGGTCCGACAGGTGCTACTGGCCCGACCGGCGCAGCTTCGACTGTTGCAGGTCCTACTGGTGCTACGGGCCCAACAGGTCCTACGGGCGCAAGCGGTGACTTGTTTGCTACCACTAGCACGACATCCCTGACCATTGGTACGGGTCTACAGACCCTGACTGTCGGCACCGGTCTTGCCTATACGACCGGCCAGAGCGTCATCATCGCCTACAGCCCAGCTTATGAGATGATGGGCACGGTATCGTCTTATAACAGCGTTACCGGCGTCATGGTTGTCGATGTGAACACGACTGTTGGCAGCGGCACACTCAATAGCTGGACGGTCAACATCAGCGGTGCCCCTGGCGTTGCAGGTCCGACAGGTCCTACAGGAACCGCTGGTTCTAATGGCCCCACAGGGCCGACTGGCGCACAAGGTATTGCAGGTCCGACAGGTGCTACTGGCCCTACAGGCGCTCAAGGCGATCTTGGCCCGACAGGTCCTACCGGCCCAACAGGTTCGACAGGTGCAACAGGCCCGATTGGTCCTACCGGGCCTAATGGTCTTACTGGTCCTACCGGCCCTACAGGCGCTACGGGTACACCCGGCGCTGGTGGCGCTCTAGGTTATTGGGGTTCGTTCTGGGATACCACTGACCAGACGGCAGCGGCAGCTAACACGGCCTATGCGGTAACTATGAATAGTGCCGATGCAGCGAATAACGGCGTTAGCGTTGTGTCTGGTAGTCGAGTTACTTTTGCGAATGCGGGCGTCTACAGCCTTACGTTCTCAATTCAGTTTGTTAACACGGACACGCAAATCCATGACGTGAACGTCTGGCTGCGCAAGAATGACAGCGGCAGCACGGGCGATGTTCCGGACAGCGATACCCGTCTCAGCATTCAGCAGCGGCATGGCGGCGTCGATGGCTACGGCCTGATGACAGTCAACTTTGTTCTAAGCCTTGCAGCCGCTGATTATATTGAGATGATCTGGGCTCCCACAAACACTCAGATTTCTATTCAATCGATTCCGGCTGGGACGACACCTGTTTCTCCAGCCATTCCGGGCGTTATTTTCACAGCCACGCAAGTCATGTACACCCAGCTTGGCCCGACTGGTCCTACGGGTTCGACTGGCGCTGTTGGTCCGACGGGTCCCACGGGCCCGACTGGTCCTACAGGTGCAGACTCCACTGTCGCTGGTCCGACTGGTCCTACGGGTCCAACTGGCACCGCTGGTTCGACGGGTCCGACTGGCCCAACTGGTACTGCTGGTACGGCTGGCCCTACAGGTCCAACTGGCACTGCTGGTGGCACAGGTCCCACTGGTCCGACAGGCGCTGCGGCGACTGGCGTCATCGGTAAAATCATGATACTTGGCTTCTAGGAGGCTGTAATATGGCATCGCCCAATCTTGCAAACGTAACCACAATTACAGGGACGACGACGTATTTCACGCCGTCTGGCACTACTGCGGTTGTGCTTTTGCCGAATGCGGCGTCTTCCGGTCAGGTGTTCCGGATCAATCAGATTGTGGCTGCAAACGTGAATGGCACCAATGCCGTTGATGCAACGGTTTCCATTTACACAAATGGCGCTGTTGCTCAGGGGTCTGCCCCTTCTGGCGGTACTGCATATCCGATTGCCTCGACCATTTCGGTCCCGGCTGACGCTTCTTTAATCGTGGTCGATAAGACGACGGCCATCTATTTGATGGAAGGCACGTCGATCAGCGTCACTTCTGGCACGGCAAACGGGATTACTTTTAGCGTTTCCTACGAAATTATGTCGTAAGGGTAGTAGCCTATGCGCCGCTACCAAGCCAGTATCATGAGCGGCACTTACAGACCGCTTCTTACGCCGAACGCTCCAACAAGTGTAACAGCTACGGCTGGTAGTGCGTCTGCGTCAGTGGCTTTTACTGCGCCCTCGAACACGGGCGGTGCTGCGATTACGTCTTACACGGTTATTTCTTCAGGCGGCCAGATCGCAACGGGCACATCTTCCCCGATCACAGTCTCTGGTCTCACAAACGGCACGGCTTACACGTTCACCGTTTACGCAGAAAATACCTATGGCCCGGGGGCAAGGAGCGGTCCTTCAAATTCGGTGACGCCGCAGCCATCGGTAAGTGTTGACTACCTTGTTGTCGCAGGCGGTGGTGGCGGCGCTAACGTGTTTGGTGGTGGTGGTGCAGGCGGTTTCCGTACAGGAACAGGATTTTCTGTTATACAAGGAACCACTTATACAGTCACGGTTGGCGCTGGCGGCGCTGGCGGTACCGCGTCTAGCAGTAGCCCAATAAATGGCACGGCAGGGTCAAACTCAGTATTCTCAACCATTACTTCTGCTGGTGGCGGACGCGGTGGCGCGCAAGCTGCTGGTAGTGCTGGTGGCTCTGGCGGTGGCGGCGGTGACTGGGCTGCTGGCGCGTATGCTGGCGGCGCTGGTAACACGCCAAGCACAACTCCATCGCAGGGCTCAAACGGTGGTGCTGGTTCTGGCATAGATGGCGGCGCTGGTGGCGGTGGTGGCGCTACTTCTGCGGGCGCAAACGGCGGCGTAAATGGCGGTAACGGCGGCGCTGGTACTGCCTCTACAATTACTGGCTCGTCCGTAACTTATGCTGGCGGTGGCGGTGGCGGGGCATTTACCGACATCCATGGCGGCACAGGCGGTTCTGGTGGCGCAGGTGGCGGTGGCGCTGGGGGCGCTAACCCGAATGGGAATGGAGCAAACGGAACTGCCAACAGAGGCGGCGGTGGTGGTGGCGGCACGCGGGCCTATGACAGTGTGGGCGGCGGTTCTGGGGGTTCTGGCGTTGTCATCATCCGTGCGCTTCAGGCGGCTGCTTCCACAACCGGGTCACCAACTGTAACAACCAGCGGAAGCTATACAATCTACACGTTCACGGCCTCTGGCTCGATCACTTACTAGGATACTGAGATGCCTAACTATTCCGGCATGTGGTCAATGGAACAGCAGTTTCAGGCGATTGGGTCTGGAAGCTGGCCTGCGCCGCCAACAATTGAATACTTGGTTATCGCAGGTGGTGGCGCTGGCGGTAGCTACAGCAATGGTGGCGGTGGCGGCGCTGGTGGCTATCGGACCGCGTCAGGCGTGGCTATTGCATTTGGCAGCGCATACACCGTAACCGTTGGTGCTGGGGGCGCAGCGGCTGGTTCAACCGTTCCGGGTGGTAATGGTAGTAACTCAGTTTTTGGTGCTATCACCGCGACAGGCGGCGGTGGCGGCGGCTCGGGTAATAATCCTGTTGGAGGTAATAGCGGCGGCTCCGGGGGCGGCGGCGGTGGCACAGGTGGCGCTGGAACATCTGGCCAAGGCAACGCTGGCGGAAACTCTGACTATAGCGTCGGTCCGTATGGCGGCGGTGGCGGTGGCGGCGCTGGCGCTGTTGGCGGCAATGCTGGAACCGGTTTCTCTGGCACTGGTGGCGCTGGACTTAGTTCTTCAATTACAGGAACGGCTGTAACTCGCGGTGGCGGCGGTGGCGGTTCTGGAGATACTGCTGCGGCGGGTGGCGCTGGCGGCGGTGGCGCTGGCGGAGGATTGAGCGGAGGCGCCGGGACGGCAGGCACTGCTAATACGGGAGGCGGTGGTGGCGGTGGCTATGCTGGCGGTCCTACTTATATTGCAGGAACAGGCGGATCTGGTGTTGTTATCATTAGCACCACAGCAACTGCCACATCGACTACTGGCTCGCCAACTGTTACAACGTCAGGTAATTTTAACATTTACACGTTCACGAGCAGCGGCTCGATCACATTCTGAGGTTAGCTATGGCGCACTTTGCAAAAGTTGAAAACGACATCGTCACTCAGGTCATTGTGGCCGAGCAAGATGTAATTGACAGTGGCCTGTTTGGAGAGGGGTGGGTACAGACCTCGTATAACACCCATGGCGGCCAGCATCCTGAAGGCCGTCCGCTACGCAAGAATTTTGCGGGGGTCGGCTATACCTACGATGCAGAACGTGACGCCTTTATTCCTCCGCAAACATTTCCTAGCTGGTCGCTGAATGAGGAAACGTGTCTTTGGGAACCGCCTGTTACATATCCCAATGACGGTAAGCGCTATGTGTGGAACGAAGAAACACTGACTTGGGTTGAAAGTCTATGAGCGACTATCAGGGCAACATCATTATCAAGAACCCTACGGCTCCTGCTGGGCCGTTTGAGAATGGCGCTGCTCCTGGTGTTTGGAAGCTCAGTGAAGTGCTGCCTTTTGTCCGTCAGGGCATCTGGCCGACGCAAGGCATTCAAGGGAAAGACCCGTACTTTCCCTTGAATGCCTTGCTGCTCTCAACAACGTCCCTCAGCAACGCGAACAACAACCTGTTCGTGGACAGCAGTGGCGCGTTCAATCCGATCAGCCGCAACGGCAACACCACGCAGGGCAGCTTCACGCCTTATGGGGTTAATTGGTCGAATTACTTTGACGGGTCTGGAGACTATCTGACAATTGCGAGTAATGCTGCCTTTGGTATGGGCACCGGAGACTTCACTATAGAGTGCTGGATTAATCCCACTGCTTTCACAGGTAGTGGTAACGTGCTTGTTGATATGCGCTCCGGCACTGAGCCTTCTGTGCGGCCTGATCTTGAGTATAATAGCTCTGGTACTCTCAATTACCGCGTTAACGGTTCAACCGTAATTAGCGGCGGCACGCTTGTAATTGGTACTTGGTCGCACGTTGTCATTTGCCGCTCGGGAACGACAACCAAAATGTTCCTTAACGGAACGCAGGTCGGTTCTAGTTACACAGACAGCAATAACTACGGCTCGTCCGCCGCCTGCCGGATTGGTGCGGACGACGACGGATCACCAAATGCTTACGTCAATGGCTATATGTCGAATGTTCGCGTCGTCAAAGGCACCGCAGTCTACACGTCCAACTTCACAGTTCCAACAGCCAACCTTACCGCAATTAGCGGCACCAGCTTGCTAACCTGCCAGAGCAACCGCTTCCTTGATGCAAGCACAAATAACTTCGCGGTCACTGCCAATGGCAACACCGCAGTCACCGAATTCAGCCCGTTCTCGCCCGCCTATCCCGGCATGACCGGCTACAACCAGAGCGACATTCAGTATTGGTCCGGGTATTTCGATGGGAGTGGGGATTATCTCTATTACGGAGCAAACTCCGCGTTTGCCTTTGGCACGGGAAATTTCACGGTAGAGTTTTTTGTCTATACGACAAGCACCGCCAGCCAAATGATTTACGATACCATCCAGCCCGGAATTAGCGGCGGCGGGTCAAACAGGTTTTACGTCCACACAAACACAAGCCAGCAGATTGTTGTCGGCCCCGCAACAAGTACGTTGACAACGACTGGGACAATTACTCTCGGAGCGTGGAACCATATCGCCGTCGTTCGGAATGGCTCGACGAGGACGGTGTACATCAATGGTGTGTCTGCGGGGTCAGATACTTTTAGCGGTGATCTGAGTTCTGGGTATGCCTCGGTTGGGTTTGACCGGGCATCTGGTGGCTCCATTATCCTGAATGGATACCTTTCCAATTTGCGGGCAGTTAAAGGTACAGCGGTCTATACCAGCACATTCACGCCGCCTACCGCTCCGCTCACTGCGATCAGCGGCACATCATTGTTGGTCTGCCAGTCAGCCGCATTTACGGACAATAGCACGAACAACTTCGTCGTCACCATCAACGGCAACACCACCGTCACGGGTAACAATCCGTTTCAGGCGGGGCTGTACAGCAACTATTTTGATGGGTCGGGCGACTATTTCACCGTTCCATACACGACGGCAAACTTCGACTGGTGGACTTCCGGCAGCGATTTCACAATTGAGTATTGGTTTTTTGCCAATAGCTTGACCGGCATTTCATATAATGATGCTGGCATTCTTCACTCAACCGCAGTGGGCAATCGCAGCGCCACCGCTGCTACGGATTACTGGAGCTTTGGCCCTACATCAGCAGGAACAGTTACTTTTTACTACTACAATGGCGGCGGAAATGCCGTGACTAGCAGCGCCACATTTACTAATAATTCTTGGAACCATGTCGCTATGACGAAAACCTCGTCTGGCATTACGGTATTTGTTAACGGTGTGGCGGGTACAACAACAGCCATTAGTGGCACTCCGCAGTCTAGTACTGGGGTTCCGTTGACTGTTGGTCAAGGTAACAATTCTAGCTTCAACGGCTACATTAGTAACCTGCGTATTGTGCGCGGAACGGCTATATACAGCGGCAACTTCACTGTCCCGACTTCATCCTTGACTGCGGTGACGAACACTAAGCTGCTCACCTGTCAGTCAGCACGGTTTATTGATAACAGCACCAATGCGCTGACGCTGACTATTACCGGAAACACCTCCGTCCAGCCCTTCGATCCCTTCTACACGTCCACTATCGCCAGCAACGGCGGGTCGATGTACTTTGATGGGACGGGGGATTATCTGCGTGGCGCTAATGGCCCGGCTTTCCAATTCGGAACTGGAGACTTCACGGTTGAAATGTGGGCCTACTTTATGGACCCCTCAGCAACTAATAGGCCGCTATTTGATAATGGCGCAACCTCCAACACCGGACGGTTGCTAATTAGGCAAGGCAACGATGCTGGTACGGCAAACGTAGTTAATGCGTTCGTATCTGGCACAACAGCAAGTTCTCCAACCATACAGTTTTATTCATGGACCCATGTGGCGGTCGTCCGGCAATCAGGTACAGTTAAGATTTATATCAACGGTGTAGGCGGTACGGGGGTTACAGCTACGGCTGATCTTAGCCAGAATGCCTGTTTGCTCGGTGCGTTTTACGATGTCTTGGCAGCAAACTTCACCGGATATATGAGTAATGTCCGTGTCACCAAAGGCACCGCAATCTACACGGCTAACTTCACACCGCCCACTGCGCCTGTCACGCCATCAGCAAACACTAGTCTCCTCGTCAACGGCATGAACGCTGGTGCATACGACGCAACGGCGATTAATGACATGGAGACTGTCGGCGACGCGCAGGTTAGCACGGTGCAGAGTAAATTTGGCGGGTCGTCGATGTATTTCGATGGTAGCGGCGACAACTTATTCATGCCCAGTGCGACCAACATGAACTTTGGCACTGGAAATTGGACCATTGAGTGCTGGGTCTACGTTTCCACGCGCACTACGAACTATCCGCTGATCTTCGGCAACAATAGAGGTAGCTTTACGACGGATGCGCTTGCTTTAACAAATAGCAATGCTGACAGTGTATCCTACAACGATAAGTTCGTAATTGCATGGGGTAGCGGGGGCTGGTCCAGCCCATCTGCTGGAAATAGCCAGCTTTTGGTTGCTAACGTGACCAACAGCACCGGCACTTGGTATCATCTCGCCATCGTCCGGGATAGCAGCACGTCGGTTAAGATGTTTAGAAACGGCACTCAGGTAGCTAACGCTACGGTATCTTCTGGCGCAACTTTCAACTGGGGCTACAGCGGGGCTTTCGTGGGCGGCGGCAACTGGGACGGTGCTCAAGGCTACTTCAATGGTTATATCGACGATCTCCGCATCACCCGGGGCGTCGCCCGCTACACCACCACATTCACGCCGCCGACGCAGGCGTTCCCAATTTACTAAGGAGAAAGCATATGGCCGTAACTTTAACTTGGGGCATTGCAGCCATGGAATGCTTTGCCCGTCTTGGCGAATATAATGATGTCGTTTTCAAGGTTAGCTGGACGCTGACGGCCTTGGATGACGCTACTGGCAACACTGCAACGACGCAGGGTATGCAGCCTGTTCCAATTGATCCCACAGCACCTTTCACGCCTTATGCGGATCTCACAGAGGCACAAGTCATTGCTTGGGTGCAGACCGGTCTCGGCACAGCGCTTGTTGCTCAGTATGAGGCCGATGTGACCAATCAGGTTGACCCTGAGATCATCTTCCCCGATCTGCCTTGGGCTCCTCCGCCCACTCCGGCCCCTACGCCTGAACCCACTCCTGAGCCTACTCCGGCACCGACTCCCGAGCCGACACCTGAGCCAACAGTAGCGCCCAGCATTGACAATGGCGCATCTGGAAACGATAGTCTTACGGCAAACATTTAAGCTGTAATTCTATTGAGGATGCTATTCTATGTCCGCCACGAGGCCGCGCATTTGCGTCTACGCCATCTCTAAAAACGAAGAGATGTTCGTCGAGAGGTTCTGCAATTCATCCAAGGATGCAGACCTCATCCTCATAGCGGACACAGGTAGCACTGATCGAACGGTAGACTTAGCAGAGCAGTGCGGTGCGCAGGTTCATCATATCTGCATCACGCCTTGGCGGTTCGACGATGCTCGTAATGCCGCCTTGGCGCTGATCCCCAAAGACATCGACATTTGCGTCAGCCTCGATCTTGATGAGGAGCTTCAGCCAGGTTGGCGTGAAGAGATCGAGCGCGTCTGGACTGAAGACACGACGCGCCTGCGCTACAAGTTTGATTGGGGCGCAGGCATCGCCTTTTATTATGAAAAGATCCATGCTCGGCACGGCTACCGCTGGACGCACCCGTGCCATGAGTATCCGATTCCGTACCTGATCGATGAGAAATACGCGCAGACCGACATGCTGCTGGTGATCCATAAGCCCGATCCGACCAAGAGCCGTGGTCAGTATCTGCATCTGCTTGAGATGTCGGTTAAAGAAGACCCAAATGACCCGCGTAACGCCTTTTACTACGCCCGCGAACTCTCTTTCCACGGTCAGTGGGAGCGCGCTATTGAGGAGTGTAACCGCTACTTGTCCCTCCCCGGAGCCAACTGGGCAAATGAGCGTTGCTACGCTTATCGCGTTATCTCTCGTTGCTATAACGAGCTTGGCGACTGGGAAAATGCGATTAAAGCTGCTCGCCAAGGTGTGATTGAAGCACCTTATACCCGTGAACCTTGGTGTGAGATTGCAAAACTTGCCTACCAGCGTCACAAATGGGCCGAATGCTATGGCGCAGCCATGTCAGCACTGGCCATTGAGCAGCGTGAATGGGTTTACACCGTCGATCCTGAGGTTTGGGGCGCTATGCCACATGACTATGCCAGCATCGCTGCATGGCATTTAGGGATGAAAGAAGAGGCTCTAAAGCATATTCGACTTGCTATTGAGCTTTCTCCGGAGGATGAAAGGCTCAAGGCTAATCTCGTCTTTATGGAAGACAATGAGGGTGAGGAATAACGCTATAGCGTTTGCCGACTTTTTTTGTTAGTCATGTCCAAGCAATCGAGGCATGTGAGCGGCTATGGCAAATCCCAACACCAATCCTTTGACGTATGATGGTTACGTCGATCAGGTTGCAACGATGGCGGTTGTCAGTTCAACTGATCCGGCATTTGTTGAAATCCTTCCGCAGATGCTCAATTATGCTGAGCTTCGTATCCAGCGCGACTTGGACCTTTTGGCTTCGCAGACTACGTTTTCGTATCTGCTGCCAACAGGCTCTAATACCATTGATCTCGATGTAGACGATCTGCTGACTGTCCAAACAGTCAGCGTTTACGTCAATGGTGTGCCAGTTCCGCTGCTGCCAACGACCAAAGAGTTTATTCAAAACGTCTACGCGAACCCTACCGGAACGGGCACGCCAAAGTATTTCGCCATGTACGGCGGTGATTACGTCAGCGGTGGCAACGTTTACAATTATCTCATCATTGGCCCATATCCGGACGTTCAGTACAGCGTCGGCCTCACTGGTACGATCCGCACGCCATCGCTCTACAAGTTCGCTGGTACGCCAACTTCTAACACGAGCACGACGTACATCAGCACTTACTATCCAGATCTGCTGATGATGGCGAGCATGGTGTATATCAGCGCCTATCAGCGCAACTTTGGCCGCATGAGCGACGACCCGGCGATGGCTCAAAGCTATGAAGGGCAGTATCAGGCGCTTGTTCGCAACGCCATTACAGAAGAAAACCGTAAGAAGTTTGCTGGATCGGCGTGGTCATCTATGTCTACGCCTGCCGCAGCTACTCCTTCAAGGTAATCGTAAATGCCGCATTCGAGCCTTAAACTGCGCCCAGGGCTAGACCAAAACGAGACGCCAGCACTTAACGAGGCTGGTTTCTCAACGTCTAACCTCATCCGCTTCATTTATGATCGGGTTCAAGGCGCATTGGTTCAAAAGCTTGGCGGCTGGACCAAGTTCTATCCTAATACCATTCCCGCGACTATCCGGGCTCTTTGGGCTTGGGAAGACACACAGGCCACTTCGCATCTTGCTTACGGCACTCAGTTGTTGACTACGTCTGCCATCTTGGGCGTCATCACCAACGGTGTTAACAAGAACATTACCCCGACTTACTCTTCTAACGATGTCACAGTGGACGTGGCCACCACAAGTGGCGATAGCTACGTTGTCATTACTGACACCGTAAATACCGGGATTACGCAGTATAATTCGGTCTTCATTGCCACCCAGATCTCCATTGGGGGGATTGTCCTTTTTGGCCAGTATGCTTGTGATCCCGACGGTTATCTTGATAACACAAGCTATACTGTTGAATCCCTTGATCTGCTTGGTAATCCGCTTCCGGCTACGTCAACATCGACGACTGCTGTTCTCCCTTTATTTTCGGTCACGTCCGGGTCTTCAGTTGTCACTGTAACGTTCCCAAATCACGGATACACCGTAGATAGCACCTTCCCTGTGCTCCTCTCGACAACTGTTGGAGGCGCTACTTTTTACGGCAATTTCCCGGTTCAATCGGTAATTGACGCCAATACATTTACCATTAATGCCCTTAATCTGCCGACATCTACCACAACTGGTTATCTCAACGGCAACCTTGCGCACTACATTTACAGCTATGGCGTGGGGGCTATTCCTGCCGGATCGGGCTATGGTCGGAACGAATATGGTGAAGGTGGTTACGGTACAGGCGTAACTGTGACACCCTCTACTGGTACGGATATACCTGCGACTGACTGGTCCTTGGATAACTGGGGCGAAATTCTTCTTGCCTCTCCAATAAGCCCGTTGACCCCAGCTTATCAGCCTATTTACCAATGGGACGCTGTAGGTGGTTCCCCTACAGCAACAGTTATTACTAATGCACCGACCGTCAATGATGGCTTTTTTGTGGCAATGCCTCAAAGGCAGATTGTTGCGTGGGGATCGACCTTTAACGGCATCCAAGACCCGCTCTTGATCCGTTGGTGCGACGTTAACAACTATAATAGCTGGATTGGTAATGTAACCAATCAAGCCGGTTCTTATCGTCTGCCTAAGGGATCGAGGATTATCGGCTGTATCCAAGGTCCGCAGCAGGGTCTGATCTGGACCGATATTGGCCTCTGGTCGATGCAGTATATTGGGCAACCCTATATCTATTCGTTCAACGAAATTGGTTCGGGTTGCGGTATGATTGGTCGCAAAGCAGCCGCCTCGATCAACGGTGTTATTTATTGGATGGGTCCATCCCAGTTCTTCAAACTGTCCGGCAACGGTGTTGAACCCGTTCCGTGCCCGATTTGGGACGTTATTTTCCAAGATCTGGATACGACCAACACAAATAAGATCCGCGTGGCAGTCAACTCGCGATTTGGTGAGATCACTTGGTATTACCCCACAATTAGCAGTGGCGGTGAGGTCAATGCCTACGCCAAGTACAACGTTAATCTCGGTTGCTGGGACTTTGGTTTGCTCGGGCGCTCAGCTTGGGTTGACCAATCCGTGCTTGGGCCACCAATTGGCGCGGACCCGGTGTCTAATTACATTTATCAGCACGAAACATCGACTGACGCAGACGGGCAACCGCTCTTGGCAAATTTCACAACCGGTTATTTTGCCTTGTCAGAAGGTGATCTAAAGACGTTTATTGACCAAGTCTGGCCCGACATGAAGTGGGGCTATTACGCGGGTTCGCAGAATGCGACAGTCAATCTTTCGTTTAATGTCGTCGATTACCCTGGTGAAACACCAACGGTTTACGGGCCATATTCGCTTACCCAGCAGACCACTTTCATAACTCCGAGGTTTAGAGGGCGCTTAGTCTCAATTACAATCGGAAGCTCTGACATTGGTTCGTTCTGGCGACTTGGTAATCTGCGCTATCGCTTCCAGCAAGACGGGAAATTCTAATGACATCGCTTACCGATCTTCTGACAGCGGCTAAAAATATCGTTACGGCCATCAATGGTCTTGGGCAGACATACCTTAATATCCAAGGTGCGCTTAGCTATACCGATCTTAGCACAACAACACTGGTTCACAGCGGTTCTGGTCGCCTTTGCAATGTCGTGGTTACGACCGCTGGGTCGGCTGTGGGATCGGTGTATGACTCAGTCAACACAACGAGCCCAAGCAATAAGATTTATGTGATCCCGAACACCGTTGGGGTCTACACAGTTAATTTCCCTGTTAATTATGGGATTGTCATCGTCCCCGGAACCGGACAAGTTGTGTCCGTAAGCCACTCGTGAGGTCATTATGCCGCTGAAGCACGGAAAAAGCCAAGCTACGATTAGTGGCAACATCAGTGAAATGATGCACGCTGGGCACCCTCAGGATCAGGCCATTGCCGCTGCCCTTGAGACTGCTCGCGAAAGCAAAGCACGGGGCGGCCTAAGCAAGGGTATGAAAAGCGTTGAGCGCGTGCATGTTGGGCCTATCCACAGCGTCGTTGCTGGGCGTACTGATCACTTGCCGATGCACGTTCCCAGTGGGTCTTACGTCATCCCTGCGGACATCATTAGCGCCATGGGTGAAGGCAACACCATGGCTGGGTTCAAGCATATGCGCCGTATTTTTGGCGGTACGCCTTATGGTGGCGGTAAAAGCAACGCACCTTACGGTGCTACTGGTGGCCCTTATGGTGAACCTCTACCCGGCAAAGCAAGAGGCGGAGAGGTCAACACTGTGCCAATCATCGCTGCTGGCGGAGAGTATGTTTTGTCTCCTGAGCAAGTGCTTCTTGCAGGTGACGGGGATATTGATATAGGACACAAAGTCCTAGACGAGTTTGTTAAACGGATGCGGGCGGAGACCGTAAAGACGCTTAAAAAGCTTCCTGGGCCGAAAGCTGATTAATATATTTATAAAAAAGGATATTTTATGCTAAATGAGACCGAAGAGCTTGAGATCCGCATCGCCACCCCAGACGATATGGACCAAGTTATGCAGTTGGCGTTCATGGCTGCGGAAGAAAACGGTTTTATATCTCCTAATACCGAAATGCTGGTTAACGAAGTATGGGCAGCACTTAACCAACAAAGTGGTTTATGCGCTGCAATTGGCAAACCTGGGGGCGAAATTGAAGGTGGCGTTTTGCTCAGAATTGGCAATATGTGGTATTCGGATGCTCCCGTTCTTGAGGAACGTGTGATCTTTATCCACCCGGATTATCGCAACGCTGCTGGGGGTCGAGCGAGCAAGCTTTGCGATTTTAGTAAAAAAGTTGCTGATAGCCTTGGTATTCCTCTTTTGATTGGTGTATTGTCCAACCACAGAACTGCGGCTAAAATACGCTTGTATGAACGTCAGTTTGGGAAGCAAAGCGGTGCTTTCTTTCTCTACGGCGCTAAAACTGGCGAATTGTCTACTACGGAGCATTGAGTATGGGCGGGTCGAGCACTAGCACGCAAACAGTTACTGTTCCGCCCGACGTTCTGGCCCGCTACAACGCTGTAAACACTCGCGCAGAAGAAACTGCTCAGCGTCCTTTCGTCCCTTACGGGACTGATCCTAGCGCTTTTGTTGCTCCACTTAGTCCGACCCAACAGGCTGGTATTTACGGCACTAACGTCGCTTCGACGATGGCGCAGCCGTTCTACGGCCAAGCTGTAAATCAATTGATGGGTGCTCAGCAGGCGGCTGTTCCGTTCTATGGCTCAGCCGCTCAGCTTAATATGCAGAGCGCCCGCGCTGTTAATCCCCAGCAACTGGGTGCACAGCAAATTGGCCAGTATATGAGTCCGTATCTCGGCACGGTGCTTCAGGGAACCGCTGCGCTCCAAAACCAGATGAACCAGCAGGCGATGTCTGGCCAGTTGGGCAGCGCCATCCGTCAGGGTGCATTTGGTGGAGATCGAGCCGGTATTGCTGCCGCTAACCTTGCTCAGCAGCAGCGTTTGGCTGATGCAAAGACCTTCTCTGACATCCTTAATCAAGGCTATGGCCAAGCTCTCGGCACTGCTCAGCAGCAACAACAGCTTGGTCTAAGCGCTGAGCAGGCAAACCGTGCGGCCCTTGCACAAGCTGGTCAGCAGCAAGCAGCCCTTGGTCAAGGTCTCTATGGTATTGGTTCGGGTACATCGCAGCAGCTTGCAGCCTTGGGTCAAGGCGCTCAGGCCGCAGGTCTTGCCGGTGCTCAAGCGCAGCTTGGCGCTGGTCAGGCTCAGCAGCAGACAGACCAAGCTGGTCGTACTGCGCTGTACAACCAGTTCCTGCAACAGCAGTCCTATCCTTTCCAAGTTGCGCAGTTCCTTGCCAACATCGCCATGGGCACAGGCTCTTTGTCCGGTTCGACCACGACAACGAACCAGCCGGGCGGCTTGTTCTCGGATCGCCGCTTGAAGGAAAACGCTCAGGTTATTGGTAAGACGTTTGACGGGCAGCCGATCTACAAGTTCAACTACAAGGGTGATGACACGACGCAAATCGGCCTCATGGCCCAGAACGTTGAAAAGCATCATCCTGAGGCGGTTGGTCTCGCTGGCGGCTACAAGACCGTCAACTACGACAAGGCAACGCATGACGCTGCCAAGCGTGGGCATTTCGCTGGTGGTGGTTATGCCAGCATGGGCGGTGGCGTGATGCCGTCCAACGCAGGTGAAGGGTTCGCTGATGGCGGCTACACGGGATACGATCCCAGCCTAATGCAGCAGATCCTTGCTAGTTATCAGCAGATGTATGCTCCACTTGGCGGACTTGGCGCTGCTGAGGGAACAATTAGCGGTGTTGGTCGTAATATCCCAATGCAGGCCGCTGCTCAGCGCGGGCTGATGACGGCTGGTGATCTGCCGAAAACGACTTCTGGCATCGAGCAGATGAAGGCGCTTGCCGATACGGCTAGTGGGATTAAAGAATTTGCTACTGACGCCAAAGATTTTGGAAAAGACATAAAAGACTTCTTCAAAAAGAAGCCTGAAGAAGAGGACGAGGACACCGAAAAAGCCGCAAATGGCGGCTTGATGGGTTACGCTTCCGGTGGGACTCCAATGCCCTATGAGAAGTATATGTCTGGTCCTCAGTTGGACATTCCTGGCGAAGACTCTGCTGAGAAAGCGCGGGAACTGCAAAAGGCAGCACAGCTAGGTAAGCCGCGTAGTGCCGTTGAAGATGTTAAAGACATCGCTAAAACGGCTGCCACTGTAATGGCTATGTTCTCGGACAAGCGTCTTAAGGAAAACGTCAAGCCTATTGGTAAGACTTTCGATGGCCAGACGGTCTACAGTTACAACTACAAGGGCGACAAGACGACGCAAATCGGTCTGATTGCCCAAGAAGTTGCGCGTCATCATCCGAAGGCTGTGTCGCACATCGGTAAGTATAAGACTGTCGATTACGACAAGGCTACGGGTCTTGCCGCTAAACGCGGTCATTTTGCTGTTGGCGGAGAAACTGAGGAAGAAGAGGATACGCCCGAGCTTCTCGACCTCGACGCAACATTGATGAAGGGCATCAAGCCTGACGCCTCCAAGAGCTTTCTCCAGCAGCTAATGGAAGAAAGCGAAGAGTCATCCAAGGAAGAAGCTGAGACTGAAAA